GAAGCGAATCTCGGCAATCATCATAGACTTCTGAGATTATACGTTGTTCTTCAACTGCATCAGTAATAGTGGCTAACCGTCTACCACCAACCAACACCAATGCCTTATTATAAATTGTTAATGATGTTATTGACAAGATGCACCTCCTGTGCTATACTTATGTACATGAAAACAAAAACCTGTGTTATATGCGATAAAGTTTTTAGTCCTTGGAGAAAATCTCAGATATTTTGTTCTAGGGATTGTTCTTATGTTCCCAAAAAACTTGCGAACACTCATACTTGCCCTGTATGTAATAAAGTGTTTCAGGTTTACAGCAAGATTCAAATATATTGTTCTAAAAAGTGTTATGGGTTTAGTCCATCTTCTAAGCATTGGCTTGGTAAGACCCTCAGCAAAGAGCATAGTCTTAAAATAAGCATTGCAAATATGGGTAAAAAAATGCCTCCGAGAACAAAGGAACAGAGAAAGAATATGTCTATTGCTAAAACAAAATATAAAACTATCAATAGTCGAGGATATATTTTGCTTCATAAACCAGAACATCCGTTTAGAACCGCTGCAAATAAGGTTCCCGAACATCGCCTTGTTATGGAAGAACATCTTGGTAGATATCTTAGTCCAATTGAAGTAGTTCATCATGTTAACGAAAACAAAACCGACAATAGAATAGAAAATCTCAAATTGTTTTCTACTAGAGGACAACATATATCGTACCATTCTAAACATCAACATCACACTCCAAAGAGCGATGTAAAAGCCCAACTAAAATTGCAGCAAAAAGAGCATTAGCACCTAATTGGAACACAAACATCCCTCCGGCACTTATAACAACACAAGTAAAACTGCTCAATAACGCAGTACGATATTCATTTTTAAGGAAATTCTGTTTATAGATATACGCAATAGCCATCAATAACATTATCAACCCAACTATCCCACAGTTATATGCCCATTCAAGATATTCGTTATGTGCTTGATATACTTTGTTTCTATGTATAATATGGTATGTATAATAAAAACTCCCTAACCCTCGACCTGTCAATGGGTACTTTCCAAACTCTTTTCCTTCTTCCGGCTTTCTATCTGATATCGGGGAGCTAATATCATCAATTATCTGAACCCAAGCAGGAAACCTACCTGAACTTGTCACATACCCCGGCTTAGACTGCTTCAGGGCTACTGTACCGAGACTTATAGCTATAACGCATACAATCACACCAATAAGTTGCCTTCTCCCCTTACAGGCGAAATAAAAGCCTAAACTCAATATCATTGCTCCTATACCTACTTGGCTCTGAATCAGGATAACACTAATGACCATCAATGACGCCATATGACGTTTCCTGAGATATAATGCTATAGGGATAATCATAGCTATGAATGGCCCGACAAATGCCGGATGTCCTAATGTACCTGAATAGTTCCATTGTTCGTGAAACATACCATTAGATTTAAAAAACTGATCTAAGTTAAGACCCTGTAATAGTGTAAATACTGCCATTACCGTACCTACCCAGACCATTGTGTTCAATACAATTTTAGTATCAAACTTCTTTCCTTGACTTGATAACCCTATAATGCCTATCAAATAAGCTAAAATATAGCAAAAAGGTTTCCAACTCCAGAACTGCATTAACTGCATACCGAACAAATCAACTCCACTTGAAGGAGATAACATGATATTTAACCATACAAACCCTACAAGTATTAATGCCCATTTGTTACTAAACTGCTTAATCTCTCCCTTATAGAAAGCGAATAGCCCTATCGCTAACATCACACCAAACGCCAATGCACTCTTTAACTCTCTAATGTCCTGAGACTTAATGCTGATGAAAGGTATAATTATTAACGATAGAGCTATCAACTTGTCCATATTACTCCTTATGCGTCATCACCTAAGTTAGCCCAAGTACCCGCCTGAATATTGGGTCTTATGCTTTCAATATACCAGTTACCACCAAATGCTCTCAATCTAGCAGTAGGGTAACTATCAGCAAGTGATGCCGACATTGCATATCCATCAGCCATATCAGATTGAAAGAATATAGTATCTGACTGACCCGGATCTATTATCAAATCAGGAGCAGTTGCGCCTGTATGCGTACCACTAATAAACGTAAAAAATACACCGTCATGTGTTGTTGCTGTTATGTCGGGTAGTCTAAATCGTCTACTATACGCACCTATTGCAGTTGTTCCAGTAGCAACAAAAGCTGTTCCTGAATCTGATATTTGCACAAGATAATAAGTGTCTTTCTCTATTATCCTTTCGCCTATCTTTACCTCTTGTTCTGCTGTGTTAGGATTACCTATATCAACATTTCCTGTAAAGTTCAAATCCATAGCTGAACTACAGAAAACGCCTTGATCCTTAACACCTACACTCGCAAAAGCCATGCTACACGCAAAGACTAATGCAAGAGTTATTATAATCATCTTCTTCATAACTTCCTCCTTAATCTTTGGTATAAAACACAACCAGATTGATTGTACCAGTTGTTCCTGACGTTGATGCACCAGTAGTAATAGTGACCTGGTTATCAGGAGTCGCAGCCGTAGTCATATCAACCTCATAACCTAAGCCATCTGGTTTATTCAACCGTGTAGTAACCGACCCATCACCATGATTAGTCGCAGAGATATATCTGTCAGCATCTTCCAAATCTCCAACTGCAAGAGTTGTTGATGCTCCACCTATATCATCTGTACTCAATATAACTTCAAGTATCTTCGATCCCACAGGTAGTTCCGGCCCCATCTCTATAATCGTGCCAGAAGCTACTGAAGATACCTCATACTGGTCAAAGAAACACTTGACCCGACCATCAAGATACCCTTGCTCATATTTGTTACTGAGTCCACCGGCATCTATGAGGGTCTTATTCACACCTTTTACTGTGGCCATAATTCCCTCCTAGTCTTTAGTATACTTCACCATGATATTCATTGTTCCTGTAGCAGCAGCCGCAGCCGTAGTTACCGTTATCTGATTATCAGGGGTTGAAGCAGTAGTCATATCGATTTCATATCCCAGACCATCTGGTTTATTGAGTCGAGTAGTTAGAACTGTACCTCCACCGTGATCAGTAGCAGAAATATACCTATCAGGGTCTTCAAGATCACCCACCGCTAAAGTCACGTTATTACCTAAATCGTCCGTTGATAATACAACTTCCAGTATTTTTGAACCTTCAGGAAGTTCCGGTCCGATCTCTACAATCGTTCCTAACGCTTCACCTGCAAACTCGTAAACATCAAAAAAGGTCTTAACCCTACCGTCTACATAACCCCTTTCAAATTTATTCGCAAGTCCACCTGCGTCTATCTTTGTTTTGTTTACACCTTTTACTGTAGCCATTTTACTCCTCCTGTGCTTTAGGGATTACTCCCAATGACTCTAACATTTATTCGGAACAAGCGATCTGTATGACTCTTTCTTCTTCTAGTCTTACAGCACCAAGAACGATCTTCAAATAAACCTGCCAAGCGTAGTTCTTATCAGGTCTAGGATCAATACGTCCTTCAGCTTCATTCTGTATAGCAAGCTGTATACCTTTTTTCTGATACGCAAGCACAAGCCTACTATCAGAAGCGTCAACTTCAAGCTGTTCACTATGAACAAACTTAAAACCTAACCATGTGTCTAACGTACCTTCAACCAACGCTTTGACTGTATTGAAATCTGAACTTGTTACTTCTGTCGTATTCAACAAATCTTCTAGCTGTTCCGCAGAGATAACAATGTAACGGTCTTCTGTTTCAACTTCATAACCGTTCAGTTTCTTACTAGCTTCAATAAGTTTAGCTTTAGTGAGTCCTGCTCCACCTACTGCTATCTTCGATGCTGATGGTAATGTTGTACTCGTTCCACCGGCTTTTCCTGCTAACGCTGCCGCACTCGCTGCCTGAATGATGATAAGGTCAGTCTTCCTCGCTGCTGCAGCCATCTTAGCCTGCATATATGTCGACTTAGGATCAACCAACATAGCTAACGCATCTTGAGGGTCTTCGAGTGTGTTTGATACAAAGAATCTCGGAGTCACTTGCCTACGCTCGTGATCCGGTGTCTGTACCGGAGTGTCAGCATAACGGGTCATGATTTCTTCCATCGAATCTGAACCGTACTGATCGTAATACTTCGCTTCACCTGTCCAGTCAGTATCAACCATGACAGTCTGACGTAGCCTGTTATCCATCTGCTGCGCCAACATTGTAATAGTGTTCTGGTACTGTTGAACAAAAGCTACTTCTGGTGTTCCTCTAGCCATCTCAAACCTCCGTGTTAATAATTAATAAAACTAACTATTTTCGCAGAGTGTCCAAAACGGGTCTGCGGATACGTTCGGGTCTCGTTAGAGAGTATCCGGTCTTACTTATTAGTCTGTGTTGAAGGTGAACGCTTCACAGGTATGGGTGCTTTCACGGTATCCATTCCCTGCTTTACGTTGGTATCCTTCGTGACAAACTCGTACATCTTCTCACCTAATACAAACACTTCGTCTTTATTTAGTGCGTGTTTAGATGCTACTGCTACAAACGGTGTCGCACAATGTAACCTTAGATAAGCTATATCTTTATCAGTCATCATGCACCTCCACCATAAGCTATTTTATGAAGCTCTGTCATCTCTTTAACGGCTTCTTTATGTTGTGGCCCTTCATTATGCCAAGCATGGTCTTTATTGCCCATTATCTCTCTAATCTTCGATTCAGCACCTTTGCTATCAGTTGTCAACGATGATACACCCATTGATCGGATTGAATCCTCCGATATAGATTTACCGATATTAGCCAACATCTTAAGCACAGCCGGGTTGTTACCGACCTCTGACATTGCCTGCAACGCTTCATTACCGCCATATTTCTCAACAACTTTCTTTCCGAGAGCAGTATTAGCTTCATATTTGTGACCCCATTCACCCCTGAGTTTAGCTGAGAACTCATTAAACTCTTTCTCTCTGTTTTCTGTTTCTTGCTTTATAGCGTTATTCATGGTTTCTTGCATGAACTTAAAGTTTGCATCTGCCTGTGACTGTGTAGCTCCTTGAGCAAAACTATGTTCTTTATATGTTTTCTCAAACTCTGGACTAAATTTAGCGTCTTCTAAGATACCTTCGCTCGGTGTGAACTTATACTCATCAGCTATTACTGGTCTGCCTAACGCTGTCATATAAGCATCTTTGACCTCTTGTGAAGCATTAGCATCCGGTACAATAACACCTTTTTTACCTACAAGCTCACTTTGGTTCTTATACCCCTTATAAAACTCCTCACCGTTCTTATATTTCTTTACGCTTTCGTCATCTTTAGCGTCATCCCCTAAATAATCTACAAAAGTCTTGCTATTCGATCCCTTATAAGCATCTCTCAGCTCTTCAACTGTAGTTATGCCTTCGTCAAAACCTTCTCCCCCATCAAATCCTTCTGGTAATGGTGTTCCATCTCCTCCGTCATTCCATCTTGTTCTTAAACCGAACATCTTAGCGGCTTCCTTAAATTCGTTTCTTTTGGGTCTAAAGTTTCTGCTGTGCAGGTTTAGAGTATCCAGTTCCATAAATATCATCCCTCCTCACTTTCATCAACTTCTACCATGCCCTCACCTGAGATCATAGCTTTAATATGAAGATACACCCTACGCATACCTTCCTCTAGTTCGTTGTTTACTTGCAAATCATACTTGCATACTATCCTTAAATCCTCTAATACACCTTTACCATCATCTGAGTTGAACACTCTCATATATTTACGCTTCAACCCTTGAAACTCCTGTAACTCTACCTGAGCATCCATGTTATCGTCTGACATATAGTCTACCATGCAAGTACTCCTTTTAACCTATGAAACTTCTTATAGTCGATACCTTTATCCCTAAATAACTTCTTTCGGTTCTCTAGTTTACCCGCGGCATCTTTCTGTAGTAAACTACCAAACTTCTCTAACATCAACTCCTGTGATTCACTCTTAAATTTGTTCTGATCCCAACACATGATACCTCTCATCATATCATCTCTATCTTTACCTGATAGCTTCTTAGGCTGATATATTGATTTCAAGACCAATCGGCTTAGTTTCCTTAAACTCATTAGATAGTGGCTACTTATCTTGATTAATGTCATTATTTCTTCTCCCTAAGATTGCTGGCTGCTTCTGTTCCAGTCTTAACAGTATCAACACTCTGTTGCAACTTATCAGCTTCCATCTGTTCCAACTGTGCTTGCGCTCTCATTGTACGTTCTTCGTTAACCACTCTATCATCTTTGATATATTTAGGGTTGATACGTCTGATGTTAGCTATATCACGGGCTACTGCATCTGAATCGACAAGATCAAGCACGTCTGGCTTGAACTGTGCTATACCAGCTATACTCCCAAGAAAAGCCTCAACGTCTTGTATCTCTGATAGCCTCTGTGCTTTGGCTAAAGGTGAAACATACACAACGTCAAGGTCTTCTCCTCGGATTATGTCAGGCGGTTCTGGTAATTTACCTCGCCTGTTTAGTATGGAAAATGATCTGAGTATCATAGTATCAAGCATCTCTTGAGTGAACCTACCAACTACCGGCCCTAAAAGAACCATATTCTCTGCTATCCTACGCATTACTTCCGGTACTGTCATTTGATGTGTATTCAACTGGTTAAATGCCTGAAATAATGGCACAAAGAACCCTTTCTCTATGTCTGCCTGTATACTAGCAAGTAAATCTGCACCAATGTCAACTCTACCTTTGCTCTCTATAGGCTGTATAGCATCAGCAGGAGTGTTTTTATCCCTATAGTTCATTGCACCCGGATTAAGGTTTAAAGGTAGCATATACCCTTTAGATGGAGCTTGTAACGCAGGGTCAGTTGCTTTCATACCTGCACGCAGAATAGTCCTCTTTGAAGCACTCGCAAGGAATATATCCGATAACACATCCATAGCAGGTGAATATCCTTGTGGCTCACCTGTTTCTTTAAAGAATCTTCCTATAGCAAACGGAAACTCTTGAAACCCACCCTCACCTATAAGATGCGCTTTTGATACTTCTATCCATACAGACTCAAATGCCATGTTCTCAGAATCATCTTTGCTATCATCCCTTACTGCTCTTGGTACAATTCTTAACACAAACTCTAGTTCCATCTCCTCTTTACCAGCCTTTATAGCATCTGTTACGGCTTCTCCGGCATTCTCTTGCCATAAATCAAACGCTTGCTGTGCGCTATACTTAAATGTCACCCATACACGTTTAACTTTTTCTGCGGTATCTTCTTCAAAGATAATCCTATCTGGTGGCATAAGCGTGAAGTTAATATCGTTTTCTTCGTCTTCTTGGATAAACACAGCCCCAGTACCAAAAGCCCCTGCATTAGCATAAAACTCCTGCATTGTAGTATCAAAGTTAGTCGTGTTGAAGGTAGAAAACATGATATCCTCTACCTCTTTAAACCATTCCTTGACTACTTTGTTATCCATAAACTTAATGTTACGTGTCTGCAAACTGAACCATTTAGAGCTAGGGTTAGTCAAGTTGCTATGAAACCCTGCCGCCATGATCCTCAAAGACCTTATAGCAGTAGAATCAAACACCCTACGAAAGTTATAGCGTTCCCCACGTGTTCTCTGACTTGTTATAAATGCTTTACGTGGTAAACAGAACTCAGCTATATCTTGCCAGTATGCTCTCCAGTTGGATAGCTTACCATACCTTGCATCTCTTTCTTTCTTGATTGTTTCAGCTATTGTTGCCATTTTTACTCCTACAGATGTGCTTATACATCTTTATGATATCTTTAAAGATATGTTTGTTCTTTAATTTAACTGGCTTTTTCATCTATATTATCCTATATTTGTTTTAGATACTGTGTTTCTAGTTTATTATACCCTAGTCTAGCATATAACCCTTTGTTTTCTTCTGCTATCTTTACTGGAGAACCAAATGTAATTAAGTTTGCTCCTCTTAGTTTAGCTATTGTTTCAAATTGTTTTAACATCTTAATAGCTACTCCACTCGGTGCTTCCGTATACATTATAAGTATTTGAGCTATTAGTGTATTATCGTCAAATACAGAAGGCACAACTACACCACTCACTACTGCATCTACCTCATCTGTCTCATGTAACAATGATATACCCTCTCGTATAAGTATAGTAGCTGTCTTTCTTGCAGAGTCTATGTTCCAAGTCATACCTACTGGTTTAATATTCTTCTCAAAACTACGCTCCATTAATGGTAACGCTCTTTCTATATCAGTAAGTGTCATTGTGCGTATCATTATCCACCTAAGATTGTCTTACCATCTGTTCCCGGTAATTCACCACTTGTTAGTATAGTTCTACCTTGTTTTGCTATAGTTCTTCTACGCTTCAATATTGCAGCTCTACCCGCTTCTGCTGCTATACCCGGTGCGGCTGCTGCTTCTTTCCGTATCTGTTCTTGTAGTCTTTCCTCATCCTTTGACTTACCCATTGCTCTCTTTTTCTCTCCGGTGCTTGCACTTACACTTGCGGCAGTTGCTACTCCACCGCCAGCTAATAATGCTGCTACACCTATTGTACCTGCTATCGTACCTGATATTATGCCCATTTTACCATCCCTCCGCATATTGTGGTGCTTGTGAATATTTGCCGTACTCATCACCTGTAGCATAAGCAGGTAATTGATGTCTTTTCTTATCGTATGTCTTTTGTACGTTACCTGTTTGGCTAACTGCCATCATTAAAGCATCATAATGATCAGGAGACTTAACCTTATATTTCTCTATCATCTTTTCTTTAGGCACGATCCTTTTAACACCCGCTGCGTTATACTCAAACCTGATAGTCTCCATTTCTTCAAGGATATACTTGTGTGTAATACGAAGACGTTTCATCTGTAACATATCTTTGATAGCATAAGATGCTTTAGTCTTTAGATTAGCGTATCTGAGCTTGTCAGGGCTATCAGCCTTGAATGTAGTACCACCATGAAACTGTTCCATCTCAATACCATTCTCTATGAGATTATCTATTATCGGGCCACCTAATCCATCAGCATCACCAATAGATATAACAGGTTTAAGCCTGCTACGGATATCTAACACTTTACCTTGACTAAATACAGCGTCTTTCTTCTCCCAAGATTCAGTATATATCTCATCCCATTCTTCTGGCCCTTTCTGCTCAATAACACAAGCTACGCATTTGTCTCCACCATACCTAGCAAAGTCAACACCCATTATCCTGTGTCCATAGTTAGCTTCGTTGTAGTACCATTCAAATGTAGGAGCTGACTCTATCTCTGATGTAGTGAATAAAAGGTTGTCAGCGTCATCTAGTGGCTCACCAAGCCATATGTGTGCATAGTCTCGTTCATCTTTTAGCCTGCATATCTCTGCTTCCTTACGCAATACACCAGTACAAAACGGATTATCCACATAATTGACCTTAATATGCTTACAGTCCTCTCTGTTCCTGAACTCAACATAAGCCGGATCTTTCTTGATGTACCTATTCATGGTAAAAAAGACTTTGGAGTTCTCTTTGCGGATAGTAGGGATGATTATATCAAGTGTAGTCTTGGTTATCGATTGACTTTCGTCGATCCACAGTATATCTACACCTTCAAGGCCCTTAACATTGAATCTGCCTTGCTCTCTGAAACCTTTAAAACTTATAGTTGTAAGTGTTTCGTTATGTTCTATCTTATTTGCGTGTATGACCCAGTTCAATTGATACTCAGTAATAAGATCAGCGAATACAGCATGGACTGATTCTTCAATTGTGTTCTGAGTTTCCCTGCCGCAAAAGATTCTGATCTTCTTCTGTTCACCTATGTGGAGTAACAGCCTAGCTACAGCCTGCGTCTTACCGCCACCCCTACCGCCTTCAAGCAAGAACGCACGATAATCATTAAACTCAGTTATTATCGGTATGAGTTTATCCGGTATCGTTAACATAGCTGGCCCTGTTACATTACCCGACTTCAAAGTCTATCTCCTTACCATCTATCTTGACTGATGGGAGCTTGTTATAACTTACCCGCTGATCTACCTCTGTCTTGTCTTTCCAACCTAGATTCTTCAATGCGAATATAACCCCAGAAACATTAGCACCACACAATTTATTCTCGTAAACATTCGCTATCATTGTACGAAGTAACTTTACCGTGTGCCTAAATTCGTCTTTTTCTATATACTTATAAAAGGCACTTCTATCACAGAAACCTAGATGTAAAACTAACCCTGTTATGGTTGGTCTACTACCATACAATCTAATTTCTACCTCTTCTTCTGCATCTTTAGGTACGAATTGATTAAAGTATTCGGTTGCCTTTTCAAGCATTTCTTCTGGAGTTTTATATTTGCGTGGTCTTCCTACTGGATTAGTTTCACTCATAGATTAAGATTACCTGTGTTATAAATAAAATACAAGGGTTATTTTGTTTCTAGTCCGGCTTTGATAAAAGGTTGTGGTTCTAAATCTATAGACTCACAACACCGGGAGAACGATACTGACTTGAGAAACTTTCTTGTCTGTGGCACTAGGTGAGGTCCGAACTCATAATGAAGTGATTTTGCATGTTTATTTCTAGCTATTAATATACAACTCTTGATAAACTCTGCCATTAACATCTTGTTACCTTCGTGTCTTGTTACAGAGTGTGGCTCTTTCATGCTCCTCCTCCCATTTTTGTTGTTCTGCATCTGTTGTGTAGCTATGATATTTCGATATCTCTGTCCCGTAATGATAACAACCCCAGCTACCATCTCTCCTGACCTCTGACTCTAATATCCCGCATCTAACACAGTAGCGTGTATCAGGAGCATCCTCACGGAATATAATATTCATTCCCCTCCCTTCGCTTCATTGTATTCTTTGATAGCTTTCCACATATCCCTAAACATATTAGTTCCACTCGTTGCTCCACCTAAAACCCCAAAGGCTTTATCTTTGTACGTCTTATATACCTCACGGATAGGATCAGGTTTAGCTGTTGTGTGCTTCTGTCTACGCATGACATCTAAAAAATGCTCGCCTTTCTCATTAAACATACTCAATGGTGGTATCACTGTCTCAGTTCTATAATCTTTCTTCTTACCAACCAATTCATACTGAGTACCGCATTGACAACATTCGACATAAAAGTTATCTTCTTCTTTAAACTTAACAAACATAGGATCGGCTACTATCTTCGAATCAGGACTACAAGGGCAGGTGAACTCTACTTTGGCTTCCGTGTGTGTCTTTGGTGGCTCTTTCATAGCTACAAGCATAAGCCTTATCGACTCGAATATATCAGCATGAATCTTTAGTTCTGAATATTTATTATAATCAGGTTCTTTATTATATTTTTTCATGAAAGCAATCTCAGTTTTTCTTGCCCAGCTTATCCCTCTATCCAACTGTTCATTAGTCATTTCCCTCCTTATAACTGTTTAATATTCCCTAACCGATAAATAACCCATACTACAAGTACCAATATAGCTATAAGCATTATACCCCCTTTTCTGGCTTGTCAGGTAATTTCCCTTTTAAATATCCTCTTTT